TGTCCCATTTATTGCTCCGTTTTATTGTGGAATTTTTCGGAGGAACCGATTCTTATTCCGGGCTCTAATTTCTTCTCGCACCTTTTCGGCGTCGGAGAGGGAGTTTGAATTAGACTGAGCGGGTGTTTCCTCTATCACTTCAGCGCTTGGATCTGCCAAGGCCACTCGAGGGGTCCGTTTCTCAGTAATAACCGTTTCTCCCTTGGGAGTTTTATTTATCAAACCTTGTTGATGAATTTCACGATAAGCATCAGCAACAGCCCGGCGAAATCCACTCACAACATCAGGATCGTTATAAAAATCACGATGAAGTTCTTTGTCGTTGTAGAGTGAAATTGCCGTTTTAAAGAGAAGTCCTTTTTGATTGGCGAGGGTTAAATCCGAATTAATGTCGGGCTGTCCCTTCTCGTCATAAACGACATAATCGTTAGCGAGAGCTTTCATGTCCGCATCAATTTTAACTTTCTGAGCTTCGGCTTCTTTTTGAGCTTTATCTTGTTCATCCTTAACCTTCTTGAGAGCTTCTTCTTTTTCCAATTTAACCAGATACCGGATTGCGGCCGCCGCTTCCTTGTGGTTGCCTTCTTCCTGCATCTTTGCGATATAAGCCTCAACCTGTTCAGGCGTAGGAGGCGTATCATCTTTTGGAGTCGAAGTCTCAGTCGGTTTAGAATTTGCTTTTAAGCGCTCAAGTTCAGCTCTTAGCTCAGCGTTTTCTTCCTCGACCGTCTTTTTCTGGGCAATGACCTTGTCAATTCGTTTCTGGACCGAGTTCTTGATCCTCTCAACTGGATCAGACACTTCAGCCTTAGGCTCTTCTTTTTTCTCCTCAGCTTTTAAAGGCTCTGGAGTTTCGGGAGCTTCCGGTTCCGGAAACGTATTGTTCGCAGTAATGACCAGCTTCTCTATTTCTGTGCGACGATTATCAATGAGCGATTCATCGGCAGGAGCTTCGGGGATAACCACGGGCGCTTCAGGGGCCTTTAATTCGTCTGTCATTTAATCTCCCAAGGGTTTAAGGTTCCCAAGAAACCATGTCTCGTTTTTTAAGAGATCGGACTCTATCTTTAATAGATATTTTGATTATACAAAGCCTAGTCAATACCGGATGTCTCACTCACAACAATAGAAACTTCAGACAGAGCCTCAACCTTTATAGACTCTGCCCGATTCACATTCACAATCTTTCCGCCAGCAAAATTAATCTGGAGGTTCCCGTAGCGCTTCTCAGCAATCCAGCGGTTAATTTCGTCAATCAGCTTTTTAGGAATCATCTTTGTCTTAATTCCTTTTTGAACTCCTTCACAAATTCCCTAACCCCTTTTTCGCCGAAGTCTTTAGCGACACGATTGAGCATGGCTTCCTTGCGGTTATTCGAATAAACGTTTGGATTCTTCGCTTCCCGTTTAATGATCTTTCTGGCAAATTCGTATTCTTCAGTTTCCCGTGTCATTTTGGCCTCCAAAATATTCAGATGCGCCGTGAGAGCCCATGTCCATTGCCTCCTGGCGCATATCACGCTGTTTTAAATACTTCTCGGAAGGATGTGGAATTACAATTGGCTGGCGTCCCCGCTCCTCTTTTTCGATCTTCTTCTTAGTCTCTTTTATGTTGGCAATAATCTTTTTAAGGTTAGCGTTAGTCTTCAAGTTCTTGTTCCTCCAGAAAAGGGTTGTAGAGAGGAGCCTTCTTTTCTTTAGCTTCTTCCTGTTTGGATTGCTTCAACTTCTCTTTTTCAAGAATGAAATCGTGGAGGTTGTTATTAAAATCCTCGAGACCCATTTGGTAGCCAGAAAGCTTTTCCAGGCTCAGAGAAGATTGTTTCGTTAAAGATCCCTTATAAAACCTGCCGTTCGTATAACGTCCGGACACACCAGCAATAGATTCTTTTAAAAGAGGGAGCGCGATCTCAACCCAGCCTCTGGATGCAAATAGCTCCTCGACAAGTTCACCGTTATATCGAATGAGCGCTTCGGCAGAAGTGGGTTTATCTTGCGGCTTGGGCAACACGGGCGGCTCTTGGATCACCGAGCGCACCTTGCGAACCTGCCGCTTTTTGGGCTTTGATTCCATTTTTCATTTGCTCCGATTGGATATGAATCTGGATATGCTTTTCAAAGAGGCCCGCAAATCCATGGTCCTGCTGAAGGCGCTGAGAACCTTGTGGACTATTCGCGTATTCCTCTAAGACAGCAAGATGGATTGCGTCGTTATCATCAGGAGAAACAGCAACATCAAACCCGTTAAGCATTCTGACAATCTCAGACTGCTGTTCCTCAACCTCGGAAAGCTGAACATCTTCAGGTGGTGTAATAAACTTGGAAGTGACTTCAACATCAGGGTCTTTATCAATAAAATCCTGAAGCATGTTATAGACGTTTGTGGGAGTAACAATTCCAACAGGCTGGCCGTATTGCATAACGGTTTGCATGCGAATTAATGCTTTATCCATCTGCATCTGAGAATCGGTTGCATCCAAAGAACCAGCCCACGACACCACCATTTTGGGAAGAAAATCTTCGGGTCTTAAAATCACTCCGCCAATTTTTGTGGGCCTATGGACCGCCTGCTTAACAATCAAATACATGTGGTTCGCTACTTCGGATAGCGTGTCCAGAAAAAGAGCAATGTCCATATTGACTTGCCGTGTGGATGCCTGATTAATTGCCTGAATCTCGGTAGCGGTTCTGGAGCCGCCCTGATTAACAGCGGATCGATTCGAGAAGTCAGTAATGGATAGATATTCCTCAGCGTAAGCCTTTGCCTGCTGTTCAAGGCGCTCCGACGACACATCCGTAGTGATACCTTTATTCAGCATCTCAATTTCGCCAGGCTCACCCTGAATCACCTGCCCAGGTCTCATGCGGATCTCATCGCCAGCCATCCCAAGCTGTTTAGAGACTCGCCACATGGGGGCGTTGTTCATCTCGTCCCGGACAAGGCGAGCGTTATACATTTTCTCAATCGTTTGGTGAAGGCCGCGGATCTTTTCAGGAACTCCGCGAGAGGAATACCAGCGGTTATTTTTTAATTCATAATCGTGTTTAACATAGGTCCACATTCCGTGGTCGTATGGAAGCGGAAGCTCTTGCAAAACTCTAACATCTGGAACGGTCTTATCATTTCGTTCAGAGTTACCGGCCTGTTCCACCCATGTAAAAACCCACTTCTCGCCCTTATACCAGGTCTGGCATTCCCGAACATTAAAAAGGCCGGAACTAACATCTAGCGTGGAAACACCTTCGCTGATTGCCCATGAGGTATTGGTTAAAGTATCATCAGTTGTGCCGCCATCTGGATTAAGAGAATCGACGGCCTTCTTGTCATAAATTCCTTTTTCAGCCTGTTTTTCCAACTCGTGGTAATACATCCACAGGTCGTGGCATATTCTCGGGAGGCGCTGTGTGTCAGTGCCGCTGGAGGGAACAATGATCCTTAGCCCGCGCTCGGGGATAACCGTTGGCTCTGAATAAATTTCTTTTTTGGTAAAGCTCAATACTTTCTTGCCTGACTTAAACTGCTCAATCGCCTTATCGATTTGTTTTAAATCGTCTTCGTCCCGTAAATCCATTTCTTCGCGCTGAGCAAGGATCTGGCGAAGTTCTTCCTTTTTTAAAGATTTCAAATATTTAATTTCTTCTTGGCTGTAGTTGTCTGGAATGTTGATGGTGCGGTTAATCGTGCGGCTGAAGAATTTCTCAATGATCTTAAAAACAGCGTGGCCGTTTTCGAGAAAGTAATCCACAAACAGCGTAACTTTCTTAGCCCATCCGAAATCCCGTTTCTTAATCAGGTTATTCAGGGCTCTTTCGATTCTCTCGGCTGATGCTTTTGTTTCGGGTGTGACCACCTCGCCATCATCCAGAGTAACAACAATCTGTTTTTTCATGAGGGTAGCCACAGACACGAACATGGACTTAAGCTTCGTGATGAATTTGTCAGTGATCGGGATGGGAACTTCTGAGGCTCCGGGGTAGGGGCGGTTCGTGCGCCGCTTAAGTCCAAGCCGTGCGTTATAGGCTACAACCTGCTTGTCTTTCCAGACCTGCCGGTCCATATCGTCCTGACGGACCTTGGCGGCAAGGTTTTTAATAAATTCGTGGCGCTCAGAACCTGGAGGAGAAATCTTTTCCGTCTTTTCCTGAGGCTCGATATCGGTTGGCATTAAGCTTCTTTTTCCAATTGTTTGATATAGGTAAGATGGGAGTGAACCAATTTCTTCAAGAAGGCCCTGTTAAAAGTAATTGTTACCTGCGTTTGAGACTGTGATCCCGCTAAATTCAGTATGTCATACAGGGTCAAGGTCTCTTCCTCGTAGGAGTCAAAAAACGGATCCGGAAGATTAGAGCCAACCACAAGGTTTCCGTTTCTACTCGAACGTATCGCCCCAATCTCCATATTCTTGCCCTGATCTGATTTCGTCGTACCGGATGACATTGCGGTAGCCCTCCGCTTGTTTAACCTCATGGATTGAATGTGTGTATTTAAGTGCGTCCGTGATTAAGACCCAGGCGTCTGCCCTATCGGGTGATCTTTTTATGACCTC